GATTTCAGACGGAGATCAAATTGGTCTAACTTTCTTGATTACAGTCGGTGCAACAGGCTTTGAATTGAGAAGCTTTGCTGAGGAAACTGAACTGCTTAATGGTGCAACTGGTGGTGCAAATGTTGAGTTAGCAGTTGCAGCAAACAGTACTGTTTTGTGTGTCTGTACAAGCAAGACTAACTGGGCTGTATTATCTGATGCAGCACCTTCAGTTGCTGCTGCATAAAAATATTTAGTATTTAAACGTACAAAATATATAAAATACCTCATTGTAGTAGAGATACTATTTTGAGGTTTTTTAGTATTTGCTGTTTGAAATATTATTCTTTATCAAAGACTTTTATAATTAGATATGTATATAAAAGATTATAGGAGTTTTATATGGCTTCGTTTTTAAGCTTAGTAAATTCAGGCGATAGACCAACACCTTTTGGTGTATATGATGGTGACGATCATTTTCAAGAAGAAGCAGACAATATAATATTGTATGTAAAAAGAAAGTTAGGCGATGACGTTATGTCTGTTGAACTAACTTCTAAACAAATATGGGCAAACTTTGAAGAAGCAGTTCTTGTATATTCAAAACAACTAAATGCACATCAAGCTGAATCTTATATCTCAAATCTCTTCGGTCTCAATATCGGACCAAATGAAACATTTAAAAAAAATGCTGAAGGTAAGTTTGTTGATAGTAGTGATGCTGTATTAAATATACAAGATACTTTTGATCCTAGATTTGTAAATCAAAATAGCACGGGAAATAATAATCCAGGAACAGCTAGTCCAGTAGCTGTTAATAAAATTGGTCCAAATGGTAGAGAAAATCAGTTCCCTAGAGAGACACTTGAATACCTTGTAAGACGTGCTGAACCGTATGCTTCAGAAGCTGCTGTTGGAGGTTCTTTCAACTCTATAAGAGGTTATATAGAATTAAAAACAGATAAACAGGATTACAATATATACGACGACATGGTTATACCTGGAGATAACGATGAAAAGTTAAAGCTAATTAGTTATGATGGTACTAATTCTACGCAGTATAGCATTTTTAATCCAGCTTATAAAGATTATAAAAATGCACAAAATGCTCAACAATCAAAAATAAAAATTCAAGAAATATTTCATTTTTCTCCACAAGCTGCATACAGATTTTTTGATACAACTTCAGCAATAAATTATTTAAATAATCAATTTGCTTTTGAATCTTTTACTCCTGAAACTGTTTTTTATGTATTACCTGTTTTTGAAGATTTATTAAGAGCTGGTCAATTAGACATATCTAATAGAGTAAGAAGAAGTAACTATTCTTATAAATTACAAGGTCAAGATTTAAGAATTTATCCTAATCCTACAAGTAGTAATCCAATGAATCTATTTATAAAGTTTACATTCCCAGCTGATCCTTACAAACCTTCTTTACCTTATGATGATACTTCTTTGCAAGGTGTATCTAATATATCTAATGTTCCTTTTGGAAATATTCCTTTTAAAGGAATGAATGCAATGTCACGTCAGTGGATAAGACAATATACTTTAGCTTTATGCAAAGAAACTTTAGGATTAATAAGATCAAAGTTTGGAACTGTTCCTATACCTGGAGGAAGCTTGCAATTAAACGGATCTGATTTATTAAGTCAGGCTGCTACAGAAAAAGACAAACTAAATCAAGGGCTAGGTGAAACATTAGATAAACTAACATATCAGAAGCTTATTGAGAGTGACGCAGCTCAGTCTGATTCTATGCGATCGATACTTAAAAATATTCCTGTGCCTAATGGCAGAGCGATAATAATGGGATAAGGATAAAAAAATGGCAAGATTATTTATTGGGCAAAGAGAAGCTGACTTTATATCTGATATTACAAAAGAATTAATAAAAGATGTTGTAGGTCAAAAAATATATTATTATACAGTTAGAGAAGATTTGTCTAATGTTCATGACATATATGAAGAATCAATACATAAGATATTTAATCCTCCTGTAGAAGTTGAATGTCTTATTGAATGGCAGCCTTCTGTTGTTAAAACAACTAGATTTGGTCAAGAGCAATTAAAAAAGATTATTGCTTATCTTCACCCAAGAGACTTAATAGACAGAAATATTGACGTAAAAGACGGAGATTACTTTTCTTATGGAGACAATTTCTATGAAATAACATCAGTATTTACAGATCAAATTGCTTTTGGACAAGTTGAAAGAGTTGTATCTATTAAATTAAATGCTATACAAACAAGAATAGAAAATATAAATAAAACTCCATTAGGACCTACTAATGAATTCTACTCTGATAAAGATGCAATACAAACTACTTTTGAACAACAAAGAGGATTAACTGAAACTGATAAGCGACAATTAGTAGAAGATAAAGTTTTAGAAGCACCTATTGGTAAAGCAAGAAAAGTTGCTCCTGACGGTACTGAAAGATCTTTAAATGGTATTGGTTCTTCTTTTTATGGAGATGACTAATGACTACAAAGTATGATGAAATAAAAAATAGATATGCTCCTACAGGATATGAAGGTCAAAATTACACAGAAAACTTTACTATTCCTTCTTGTGGAATAGAAGATTTAGATAAAGCTGTATTTAATCTTTTTGACAAGCAAATGCCTTTATATTATGATTTAAAAGGTGAACAAAAGAAAGTTCCTGTTATATTTGCTACAGGTGAAAGATATGCTTTATTAAGAAGAAAAAAACCTATTATAGATAGAACAGGTGCACTTATTTTACCTTTAGTTTCAATATCTAGAGATTCTATTTCAAGTAAAGCTACACATCCTGCAAACAATCAAATGTTTCCTCACGTAATAAAGAAAAAGATATCACCTAAAGATATTATATATAGACAACTAAATAACTTTGAAAATTTAAGAAATTCAAGTAATTCTGAATCTAAAGAAGAAAAAGAAGTAGATTTTTCATTAAAGCCTAACATTAAAAACAATATTATAGAAACTATAGAAATACCACCAATAAAATATTATTCAGCAACATATAATATTATATTATGGGCATCATTTACTCAGCAAATGAATCATTTTCTAGAAGCAGTATTAAATAGTTTTACAATAAACCCGGGAAATATATTAAAAATAGAGTCTGATAAAGGTTATTGGTTTACAGCGTCTATACAAGATCAGATATCTCAGCAAAACTCATATGAAGATTATACTGATGGTGAAAGGTTTGTAAAGAATACTTTAACTTTAAGTACCAATGGATACATTATAGCTCCTAATATAAAAAATGGTAAAACAGCTTTAAGATCATTCGTAAGCTCTCCTGTTATTAATTTCGAAGTGTTAACCGATTATACAAATATTGAGCCAAAATCAAACGGAGTTCAAGATAGTGATCCTAATGCAAACATTTTAGATGATCTTAGAACTGAAGATGGATTTGTTCCAAGCATGCAGATAGGAATAGATTCTTTTGAGAATTCAAATAATTTAAATAATTACGATAAATCGGATGCTTTTTCTTCAAATTCGCAAGACGAAAAATATAAATCAGAGCTTGTAGGTGAAAGAGGAACAGACTATACTAAAAAAGTTAAAAAAGTTTTTAAAGATTCTAGTGGTAATTCTGTTCCTGTTATGGTAACAACATCTACAGGACAGGGAGAAACGCTATATGATTCTCGTTTTGCTGAAGTTTTGTTTAATATTTCTAACGAAGAGTAATATTTGGATCGTAATTACATATTTAATAGATGAATATATAATTTAGGAGTTATAACTATGGCTGAACAGACATTTAAGTCTCCAGGATTCTTTGAACGAGAAATAGAAATAATTAGCAGACCATTATTTAGAAATTATACAACACCAGTGGGTGTCATCGGGTCAACACAAAAAGGACCAGCTTTTGTACCAACAACAGTCACTTCATTTCAAGAGTACGTAAGAGTTTTTGGACAACCCGAACAAGATAGAGATTCTGCACATGCTGCTGCAGAATTCTTTTCTAACGGTGGTAAATCTCTTACGATGTGTAGAGTTTTAGGCGCAGGTCACGGATCAAGCTCAGTAAACGCAGGCTTTAAAGTAGTAGGAACTGCAGGACCAGGAGGTGCTGGTTTAAATACTAATAGAGCTTCTGGCGCAGTTCAATTTATTGTTGCAGATCATACAGTAAATAATGCAGAGCACGTTACACTTGGGCTATTAAACGATAATAACTCGATTACGCTAGCTGCAGATCAAGATCCAAGTGATGGCGTCTTAACTACAGGAACAGAGCTTAATGCGCAACTTATTAGAGCAATGATTTTTATGGAAAAAGATCATTCAATGCTAATATGCGAAGTAGGAGCAGCTGTTAGTAATGCTGGTGATAACGATGTTGCAACTGCATCATCTTCTAGATTTAAATTAATTATAGTAAATAAAGCTGACGAAGATGCAGAAGTTGCATCTTATGTTGTTTCTTTAGATCCTAGCGATGATGCTTATATATCTAAAGTTTTAAATACTGATAGCTTTAAACATCAAGAAAAGTTACATTATTTATATGCAGATTTTCCTGTAGATACATCTGTTGCTGATGTTGCGGGTAATAAAGTTGCTATATTACGAGGAAAAGATTCGTATTTAAATTATTACGGTGACTTTTCTAGCAAGTTTACTGCAGCACAAACGCCAATGTTTATCTCACAGCCCTACGGTGAAAGAGAATATGAACTTTTTAAATTCGAATCAATTGACGATGGTGAGTTTGGTTCAGGAAAATATAAAGTAAGTATTTCTGATTTAAGAGCTTCTACAGATCCTAATGATAAGTTTGGAACATTTTCAGTTCAAGTTAGAGACTTATACGATTCTGATTTAAATCCTACAGTTTTTGAATCATTTGAAAGAGTATCTTTAAACCCAAACTCTGACAATTATATTGCTAAAGTTATTGGTGATCAAAAGATTTATTTAAACTTAGCAACAGACGATGAAAACGAAAAAAGATTAGTTAGAGAAGGAACTTATGAGAATCAA